ACCAGATCGAGAGGCTAGGTTCACAAGCAACAGTGATTCTTAGTCGGGATGAAGTACACCCTGCTGGCAGTGATGCCAGGAACCTGATGTTGAGAATGAGGGGTGATTAGTCACACTCAACACCTTGTTGCAACTCGGGTAGGCCTCCGAGTTCAAATAATACGGCGGGCGCCTTGAGATGGGCGTGGGGTTTCAGCCGGCGGAAGGATACAACCACTTACCTTCCCACCGAACCTCTACACTAGGACGCTGTGTGGCAGCTGAGTGTTATCAGTGGGGGTCGATCGTAGCGCAATCGACTGGCCCGCGACAAAACCGTCGCAAATGCTCCCCAATAATGGAGTAGATTCGTTTAGTTGTTGGAAGTTTGTCTTCTTCTGTGGCTTTTGCTACAGCATGCTTGCATGACAACTGACGATGAGGGAGGACGGGTGGTAAATATCGGGCAGCTCTGTTTATACAGAGTTGTGGCCGGGACGCGCAGTCCAAAGCAACACCTCCCATTGTTGCAACCAAACGATGTTTGGCTTGTTACGTTGTGCAACGTCAGAAATGCTCTCGGCCTGCTTCCGCTAGAAATAGAAGTATTTCCATGAATAAGTCTGCTGCTACGTGCGAGAAACGATGAAGAACAAGACTGTCCGTGGGAAGAAAGCGCAGACGCGTGGGAGGCACCAAAAGGTCAACAGAGTGGCATCTGTTGGCACGGAGGTGGGACCTGACGCGTGTGGTGGAGATCGTGTGTTAATCGCACGACCTTGGGCTGGAGCCGTTCCTGCTTCTACGGAGGCAGTGAGTGCACCAACCTCGGGAGCTGGGGAAGCTAGTGTAGCTTTGCCGCCGGCACTGAGTGTCACGGAATGTGGCATGGCCGAGTTGGTCCGTTACGATGGGCCGACAAGTCAACTCCTCGGTATTTACAACCGAGTTCGGTCGCTGAAGGGGCGAGATGACTACCGGAGGGCTTTGGGTATTGAGATTCCTGAACCATTAGAGGCTGCTGTGCCAACCCTGGCAGCAGTCCAAGCCCTACCACTATCTCCGTGTGTGGAGGTACAAACGCCAACAGGGAGGGTGCGTTATAAAACGCCAACACCGAGTGTGCCATCCTCTCCCCATAGTCCTGTATCTAATTACACGGACACCATGCCCCCGTTGGAGCATGTGGGGACTGTGATCACTGAGGCAGATATTTCTGCTGCCTATCAATCGGTGGGCCTAGTTAGGCCAGATAATTCCAGCCCCGTTGCTATTGCGCGGGGAGTTAGCGACACAAGTCAGGACCAGGCTGCCCAAGAACTGGAGTGTCGTGAAACCATAGCAAGCATCGTAACGGCAGTCGATGTTGAAGTGGTTGGGGATGAGCGCAAACAGCTATGGTTGCGCCAAATTGCTCGTGATCCTAAGTATAGGGATCTTGTGTCTTACCATGCGCGTAGACCCACGAGTGAAACATCCCAACAGCCCGAGATTAAACATCTCGAGGCTAAAACCACGACCCAGCCCAAACCGGCGCTATCTACGGTTATTGAACCTCTTAGCTCATGGTTCACTCCAAGCGAGGGGCCCACAATCCTAAATGGGTTGTTCGGGTCCGACAAGTATAAGAAGTTATCGCGGAGGAACAAGCAGCGAAGAGACCGTGCTGAAGCGACACGGGCCATGCTAGCGCAAGGTTTGGAAGAGCTCGACCTCACAGAAGAAGAGATTAAAGAGGCAGCTAAAGATCGCCAGCGTGCTATTGCATCCGAGGTGCTCTCCAAGGAGAACGGAGATGACATCGAAATTGCATACATGCATGCTGCCCTTAAGGAATGGCAGCAATTGCTCTTGGAGCAGGTGATCATGGAGATAGGGGTGTCGATTCCCTATGACGTTAATTATCGACAAATGGTGTACCGCAAGTTGCTGGACAAGATCAAAGCAGAAGTGCCTAAGAACAAGGCAAACACGGATTTCCAGCACATGGCCAACATTAGAAAGATGGCCAGGCAGGGACTTGCACACTCATTACGGGCCTACCGGAGTGCTTTGTTGGAGTATGACGGAATTATGGCGAGTGACGCTGCACAGCGCGCGTATGAGATACACCATGCCCATAAAAGCGGACGTACCGCTGGGGGCGCAACGGTCGCATCGTGGTGGAATACGACCAAGGAGGGGGCTCTTGGGCTTGGAAGTATTTTCCGAGCTTCAAGGAAGCTCCCTCCGCCCTGCTAGGGCCGCCTACTGCTATACCCCAGTGTATGTGCTGGTCGTCGAGAGAAGAAGGAAATCGATGATAAGCACGGGGGTGTCACTGGGGATGGTGGAGGCTGTGCCCCCTCCAAACGCACCTTATATGTAGTTCCGAAGCCGCGAGAACTGGTGCACGAGTTGGGATTGTATACTCCCTATATACATCGCAACTGCGCATGCAACGAGAGCGTTGCTTTACATAACAGGGTCCTCTCACCAACCGTTGAACCGGAGGAGGATTTTGTCCGACAGCTAAAAGTGTTAGCTAAGCGGTTAGGATCTGCTGCAGTCGGCCATACAAAACGCCTTTCGTGGGCAAGTTTTGTGGCTGGCTACAAAGGGCCTAAATTGCGACGTTACACTAAAGCTTTGGAGAAGTTGACGAAGACTGGAATGGTCGATCGATATTGCCAAACGGAAATGTTTGTTAAACCAGACAATGCTGATCCCATTGTGAAAGGCTCATACGATCCCCGTGCCATCCAAGGACGTCACCCTGCTTATAACATCGCTCTTGGTGCATTTTTAAAACCATTTGAGGAATGGTTTCTTGAGATAGATGATTGGGGTGAGATTTTAGGTCCACCACCTGGCGGCTACTGGAACTGGATCATGCCAGTTGGCCGCCTCGTGGCCAAAGGACTGTCAATGCCGGAGCGTGGAAAGCTCATCCACGAGAAATGGACCCGGCTAGAAAACCCAATCGCGTTTGACTGTGATGCTTCTAGATTTGATATGCATGTGAGTCTAGTAATGCTGATGATGGAACACTTAGTGTACAACACGGCTTACGGATTCAACGAAGAGTTACGAGCACTCTTAAAGAAGCAGCTGCATAATCACGGACGAACGTTTGGAGGATTGAAGTACCGTACCAACGGTAAGCGGATGTCTGGTGATATTAACACCGGGCTCGGAAATACGATAATCATGCTTTTTATCTTCATCTTCTTTACCTCCTATCTCAATAGCCTTTACCTCAGTGATGGTGGTAAATATGTGGATGGCAGTTGGTGCCAATGGAACGGTAAGTGGGACTTCATCTGTGACGGAGATGATAGTGTATTTTTCACGGAGCGGTGTAATCAGGAGATATTCATCGCTGAGTTCCCATCTTTCTCTAAAAGGTTAGGGTTCAAAATGACAGTAGGAAACCCTGTTGACGAGTTGGAGCATGTTAACTTCTGTCAGTCCAACCCAGTGTACGTAGATGGACAATATACGCTAGTTCGCAATCCCCGCAAAGCTTTGTCGGGTGCTTTGTGTTCTAAGCGGCCGCTACGCAACGCTAAGGAGGTGAGTAATCACTGTTGGGCTGTCGGTAAGTGTGAACTATCACTCGGCCAGGGCATACCGGTAATGCAAGAATTCGCGAGAGCTTGTATCCGGAGTGGAACCCCAACCCGATCATTCGATTCAGTACGCTACGAGCTGAGCTACAGATACTGGCATTTAAATCACGATGTCAAACCAAAGTCGGTGTCTGCTGCGACTCGCGTGAGCTATGAACGTGCATTTGGCGTGACCGTTGCTCAGCAATTGTACCTTGAACTTGTGTTGTCGAGGTGGCGAATTGAGTGCGCTAGGTCTGAGCGCATGCACGAACCCATAGATGCTGGTAGCGGTGCGATATTGATGGATGAGAGAGAAGAAGCTTACTGGTTCTAGAGAAACCAATTGCCTGTATTTTAGTTATTTAGTTGTAAGAGAGAGTGTTAACCATGGTTAAGTTAGCAAATGGGAAGCGGAAGCAGACGAATGCGAAGAAGTCTAAAAGTGCACCCAAGAAGAAACCATCGAAACCGGGACAAGCGTCCAGAGTTCACAATGAAGTATTGGCCTATAAGGCGGCCCTTACCCGTCCCTTCTCGCCAGCAGCTGGGGGGGCTCGGGTTACTGATTTGTATAGTACTCCGACTGTGTCTCGGACCATTAAACGGAATTTTACCATCAAGAGTGATGCTGCAGGGGAATGCGACCTGATTTTCCTACCTCACCCTGGCACACCAATCTTTTCACCGCGCGGATCTATTGTCAACGGAGTCACCTGGACTTATTTGGACAACGCAACTACTACCGTGGCTAATGGGACTGTTTCCAGTCTCATGTCCACGATACAAGCTGAGTTGGCCAATTACCGGGTGGTTGGTTGTGGCATCAAGATTTCCGCCACATGTGCAGATTCGGTGTCCCAAGGGTTGACGGTCACAGGAACTGTGCCCTATCGTGGTCCCATCCCTCAGCTATCCGCAGTTGGCGCCCAGGTAGATAATGCCGGGGTTGCAGTCAACTTGTGGACATGGCTCGAAGATTCTGGTATTCCGACAAATGGTACAAGCGTGGATCTGACTCAAGTACCGAACTTGGCGCGTGCAATCACCGCAACAACCCAGGGGTTGGAGAACTCATCCCTGGTTGCCAGTCCTAGGATCACATCACCTGAGGCATTTAATTGGCGTCGTACTAAAGATAGCCACCTTGGGTTTGACATAGTTGATCAAACATCTGCGACATTTGTTGCTAGCGGAGATGCAAGCTACATAGATGCGTCTGGGTTTGAAGCCATTGTCTTTGGGGCAACGGGCCTACCAGTCAGCACTAACATGTTTACGGTAGAGACCATTTTCCATGTAGAAGGTTCTGCTAGGTTGTCCTCTGCTTCGTTGAATGCTGAGCAAAACAAACCATCACCGGTCAGTTGGAACGGCTTCGTTGAGGCGATGACCATTGCAGCACAAACACCTGCTGTACAGCTTGTCGTGAGTAGCGCTGCTGCTTCACTGAAATCGAGTTTGATGGCTATGTTATTGTAGCTAACAACCATTGTGGGCCCCCTTCGGGGGGCCCACCAGCGACCTGTAACACCCGTACCGCTGCGAATAGTACATCGAAGGTGAAATGACACCACAACAATAATTAAATACCGACAGTCTGAAGTCGTGAGAAAAATATAGTTAGGTTAGTGAAAACATTGAAAACCCAAGGCCTGCCAAACCTTGGACATAAACATAAAACATTGCATGTCTGGTTCTTGTAGACTAGGATGCTATATTTGGGTGGCTGAAACGTGTACAGCCTTTGGTACTGGCTTGTGTAGTGCATGGTTATGACCCTTGAGTAAGGTCTTGACCTCCACAAGCTACGCCTTTACACCATTATAGTAATGTCCGAAATTCTAAGATATTCATGTAACGAAAACCAAATAAAAATACTAGTCTTGATAGTTGATACCAACAGACTGGATCAACAAGTTATTGCATATTCTAGGGATTCATTGCAACTGGGTGATACCCAAACGTAACCAGCGACGTGGACAGAGCTGGAGTAGCTGCACTGCGAATAGTGGGTTTGCGCACGATGAGCTGGAAAGCCAACTGTGTAGTAAACCGTCCCTTTGCACCCGAAGGGATCCGGGCATTTCTCTGGCAGACCCGAAAATGTAACACTGTGTGATGGAACAGTTCCTACGCCGGAGCCACCTAAGACCAAGCGACGGTCTACAC